GCAATGCTCTCCAATCTTCTGCTCCGTGATCACGAACTATACCCTGCATAGCAATGGTTGCCTGTGCTTTAGCTTTTTTTATTTCTGCCTTGTGCCAAGGTTCAAGATCAGATCGGTTAACACCGAATGCAGACATGGCCAATTTAATGTCTATGCCTCTCTGAACATTCTCTAGCATTTCGTAGAAGGTATCTGAATCAATCACGATTTTGGAAACTCCTTTCCACCGGGAAATTCAACATCTTGAGGTGTTTCTGGATCTAATAGCATTCTCATCAATTCAAGCGTTTCTGATATGTAAATCATGCTTGCAGCGATAGACTTCTGGGTTTCTCCTTTTTCAAACGCACCAATGGCTTCTACCATCCAATCAGCACCAGCTTTAGTTAACATATTGCTTCCTTTCTAAAACAAGGGTAAAATACTTAATGGTAGTCTAGCAAAAAACCAAGGGGATTTCGATGGCAGATTTAGTAGGTTCGATAGAAAAACTGAAGAACCTGATTAGGAGTAGGGCCTCAAAGACCAGCAAGGTTACAGGTTCAAATCCTAATCCAGATGTAGAGACAACGGAAGGTTCCGTTGTATACAGACCACCTTCGGTTTGGATGGATTACCTTGAATATTTCCCAATGGCTAAAGCTCAATCTGGATCTGTAGTAATGAGGCCAAAGAAGGGCGGGTTCATTCACACCGGATACATCTACCCAAGAGTTGGTAAGGCTACATTTAATAAATGGGCAGCTAATAATTGGAGGGGTGGATTCATCTACTGGTATGGATCTCCTTCGCTTAAGGATTACTCAATAATTGCAAGAAGAGCAAGACCATTTAGAAGAGGTGGAACAGGACGATTGGGCATGGCAACTATTGCTAAAAGAAAGCATCGTGGTACACAATACAATCTTATTCCGCAATCTATACAGCAAAGAGGTGTACAGAGCAGAAAGATGGCTAAAAAACAAAAGTGGAGGTTATAATGTATTTAAATCCTTACTACCGTCACATCCAAGATTTGAAGCGTTCATTTGCTAGGGGTATTACTCCAGAGCATATGGATGCGATTAGATCTATGCTTGTACGGAAAGCACTTCGTGGAAACATCAAAGCTGCCGAAATGATTCTCAGGGTTGACCAATGGCAAATGACTCTCGATAAGGGTTCAGATGCCAAGAACGAAATCCAATCGATTATGGGTTCACCTACGGACGGACTGATGAAACAAATTCGCCCCGGTTCAATTGGACTTTCAATTAATAACCTTGAAGAAAAAAAGCAAGCTTAATACAATAACATCGTCCGAATGGAGCTAGGGCTTGTTTTCACAATTTCCTGAGACTCATCTCAACCGAAGTAGAATTGTGTCAGGTTGAGAGGTTTCATTCGGACATCTTAAATATAAATCGAAAATATTCCTGTCGCAGTAGATGTTTCACCTTCTGGAATATATCCAGAATTAAAGCTTAACACAATTATTTGTCCTATTGATGCTGAAACAGAACCAGTAATATATCCAGTAAACCTGTTTGCAGAACCCTGTTGAAAACCACTTACTGTCATCGATGCAGTTGCTTCAGTTTTATCTGGATCATAAACCTTGTATTTATATTTAAGCGTTCCATTTTTCTCCGCTCTAAAGCTAATATACTGCGTAGTTCCATCACTAAACATAGTTACTTCAAGAGGTTCGTTTGGAACTGGCGATATATTACTAATCCCTTTTCCAGAATAAGTTGCTGCTCCTGTTTGATTTAAAAATGTAAATCCAATTGGAGATATTGGTGGTGGTGGTGGTGGTGTAGGAGGTGGTGTTGGTGCTGGAGGTGCAGCACCACCTGTCGTATCTACTCTGATAGCTGGAATAATTTTATCTGGATCAAAATCAACAAAAAATGTTTCACTTGGATTAAGATCTTTGACAACTGTGTAATCATAATAACCAATTAAACGATTACTTATATTTGTGTTATAAATAACAAAATATCTAAGCGGGCCAAAGAATTGATTGTCTGGACAAACAAACTCTAAGTTTTCTAAAAACAAACTATAGATACCATCGTTCTCAACATATTTTGTAACAACTAATTCATATCCACCAGAAGGGTATGAAACACTTCCAAAAGGTTCTGGAAAATCCGTAGTGTTCCAATTAGTAAGAGTCAATGGAGGGGGAACATATATCTCTTCGTCAGGGTCGTACACACCCGCTGTAAGTGCCATTTTTAAAACATCTGTTTCTAGGTTATGCAAGCCATCTGCAAAGTCCTCTGCGAAACAATTGAATGGAACCAATGATGCCATAAACTACACCTTTTATTATTCGCCAGAATAGTCAGAACATTTCCAACATAATTGAACTTTTTCATCATTTCCAGATTGTCTACAAGTTCCATGTTTCTTGCATTCATGGAGAACACTACCACCGCATCCACATGATGCAACCTGTTCTAAAGCCATACCTAAACTTACGCATGGCTTTTGTTTTACTTGATAAATCTTTCTTACCATTTCTCTGGCTTGAGCTAAATTTGAATCAAATAAATCAACTGATTTTTTATCTGGCTCAACTAGAGGTTTTTCAGCATCTATAGTATTTAACTGGATCGAATCTTGAATAGGATTCACTTGGCAATCTTCAACAATTGCTGTTGGAAATTCCATTCCGTAAAATTGAAAAACAGGATCACCAGCAAGAAGACCAGTAAAGTCAGCTTGCATAATAAAAGGGCTTGTGTACTTTAAAATAGTTAATGAACCTATAACCCAAGGGCCTGGCATTATTCCTTGCAATCTTGCAGCTACACAGATTGAATTAGCTTTAATAGTTTTCAAAATTACTTGATATGCACCGTAACCAGAATAACCAATATAAGCGTGTTGAATTCTTTGTATGTTGCTTAATGGATATTCGTCAGGACAACCAGCAATTAAAAAATCATTTTGATTGTTTAATGTTGGGTTTAACTGATATCCATCCCAATAATAACAACCACAATAACCAGATTCACAACCGGGGTTATTAACACCTAATTGAACTACTTGAGGAGTCCAAGAAACTTTATCTTTAGGAGAAACCAAAGCAACTAAACAAGAATACTCACGATAAAATCCACCTCGTTTTACTCTTAAATTGCATTTTGGTGCTGAAGGTTCATAGCTAATAGAACATCCAAAATGATAGCTAAGAAGAACTACTGTTCCTTTTACATACTTTACTTCTCCACCGCAATCTTCTTGGTTAAAAGAAGTTGCCATTAATGGTGCTTCGTAGTATCTCGCATCATATCCATCTGATGCAGCAGAAAATGGTGTTTCAGTCATATCCATTGTTACTGAATTACAAACAACATATTCCAAACTCTCAGGCATTAATCTAGAAGTTGTATATGAAACACTCAATTTCCCTTCTGATATAGCAGTCATTACTACATCAATTTTTATTCTAAATCCGGCATCTGGAGAATTATGAGAAGTTGTGTGACTAGATGTTCCAGTCCATGTACTATTGTTTACACTCTCTTCATTGTAGTTAGAAGGGCAGCCAATTGTTGTAAAAAACATATTTCCATTATATAGCCTTGTTCCAATAAGATCTCCGTTGCAATCTTCTCTGTAAGTGTAAAAAGATGCCATTCCAGAAATAAAAGGTTGTTTTAAAAAACAAACCAATGAGCAATTTATATCAAACCCCTTTGTGATGACTGGATCTGGATCACATAAGTTATATCCTATCCTATCTACATGATCTTTGTGAAGAAGGGCTTTTCCGCTAATAACATATGCCATTATGCACCAACCATTATTTTTAGATTTCCAAAGGGAAGAATAACTTCTTTTATCGCATCATCGCCCAATTCCAATTGTGAAGGTCTAACCTTTAAGTTCATTGGCATAATATAACTTACAGAACCAGTATTTTTTTTAAAGAATGTAGTAAAATAGTTATTTTCTGGATCATTTAATACCCCTTTGTTTTCAAGATACCATCTCAATCTACCAACCCTTGGACTCAAAATATTTTTTCCAGCAAGAAATATATTTGCTTCAAGACCAATGTTCTGAGCAGATGCAGAAATATTTGAAAACAAACCATTGTATTCTGGTAGATCAACAAAAGGTAATTTAAAAGCAGTTTCACCATAAAACAAAACAAATGCTAATCCGTCAAACTCACCAATCAATTTTTCATCAAGATCAAAAACTCTTAATGGGTTTAAAAAAGGCATGAAATTTAATTGAGTAGTTTCGACACTAGACCTATCTATTTTTCCACCACCACCTTCATAATTTATTTCTGTGTAATAAGGTTCTGGAACATTTTTGTTTGAGAACATCCAGCCAGCAGGTTTTCTTACTGTAATAGAATCTTCTGGACTATATGGATAAACACCAGAAAATTCTAGTGGATCAATCAGATGTGATTGAATATCTGTAGGATTAGCATCTAGAAAATTGTAAGATAGCCTGCCTTTTTTTAACTTTGATATTGGATTGACTTTATGTTCCGAAAGCGGGATTACCGCTAAATTGTTTTTAAATTTAGGCCCAACAAATTCATACATACATATTGGTGGATTTCCAGAGCAATTAACCCCACGAATACCCCAACTATTTATGTCGTTGATATCAAAATAATAATTGCTAAAAAATGTTCTTTGAATGTCTGATTCGTTATAAGAAAAACCAGACAATCTCTGATCGTAAATTGATTCGCCAACTCTGTCGGTGCTGTTTTTCCATTGATTTAAATTAGTCCTAAGAGTAGATATTGAGGCATTATCAAAGGAAATGTAAGCTGTACAATCGCCTATAGGCGAAAACCTTCTTGCATTTCCGTAGCAAGTTCCATCAATTTTAATTCCATATCCATGTTTCAAAATGATATTCCTGTGATGTCAATATGAAATTTACAATCCATATTATTAAAGTCTTGGCTCATTGTAAAAGTTGTTGCACTACAGTCAGCAGAAGTCACAGGATCACCACTTGGCCCAGAAGTTGGATTGCCAAGAATAGCAACACCATCTCTTGCTTGTTCAGAAAGCGTTCTGTAACTTAAAGCTAAAGGATCAATAATCGCAACAACAAAAGGAACAGGAGGTTCTCGAAAAGGTGCTTGATAAAAAGATTGATCTTCGCAATCTTTGGTGGTTCTAGTGAATGCTACAGCAGTTGGAGTTCTTGGAAAATCTGTACACATCCCATCTGGTGCAGAAACCATGTACCATGTACCATAAAAAACTTTAGGAGTTTTCCCTTTCCAATCACACATATAAACTTTGTAATAGAGTGGTGGTGTATCTCCAGTTGGATTTTCTTTTGGATCATAACAATTAAAATTTTCTTCTCGTTCTTCTGCCATGATATTACTCCGCTGCGTAAGTGACTCTAAGAACATTTCCAACGCATTGAACATTTGTTACTGATCCAACAGGAGAACTTGTTCCAAGAAACTCAAAAATTTCTCTACCATCAGATTTATCAACCCCCCTTGATCTAGCAAGATAAATCAAACCATTACCAGTATAATTTCTTCTACTAAAAGAAGAATCAAGGTTGTAAGGAACTGAATACATTTTTACACAGGTTAATCTGGTATTATAATCAGCAAATAAACCTCCAACCGCTCTTACAAAAGTTTCACCATTCCAGTTAACTTCGTAAAAGTCGTGATACCTATGATATCCAGCAGCAGCATTCGATGTGTCTACAGATATTCTTGCGTTAACACAAACATACACAAAGGGGGTGTTGCCTTCGTTGCTTATGGTAATACTACCAGATGCAGCATCAAAGCCAACATTCATCCCAGAACCTTGTACTGGTTGTATACGCATTAGCTACCTCTAAAAAAACAGGACACAGTTTTACTTGTGTCCTGTGGTTATCTATATATCTTAGCTAAGACTATCGGCCACAGCAACTTGACCCACGAAGGCTAAAACGAAGTTTGCCTCCACGGAAGACTTTTGCATCAGTCTTTACTGTTTCAATCTTAATGGTTTTTTCAACCTTTTTTTCGATCTGTACTGCGGGTGCAGAACATTGTCCGTTGGAACAACTCTTGCGAATAGGCAGATCGATAACCATTCCAACCGCTAACACTAGACTAAACATAATGCTTCCTCCTAAAGAAAAAAAAGTAACCAAACACATTATATCGACCACTCGATAGTTCGTGCAGGGTATCCATCAAAATTAGAGAAAGAAAAAACTTCCTCTGCACAGATTCTATCCATATCCTTGGCTTTAATCCAGTACGAACCCTTAGGCTCATCAAAATTTCCCGGTGGTGTTCCGTGAGCATTACCCCATGAATTTTGGATCAAAAAGATTAATCCGAAATCTGGATGAGTAGTAAAGCCCAAGCATGATTGCTGATGCCCCCACGAATCGTTTCTTGTCGCTAACTGGATAGAAGGGGTTCCAGATGGCTTTATCTTGAGATCGCTAAAACCCCACCATCCAGAAGCAATGGTGACAGGGTATCCATGCGATAAAGCCTGTTTGACCTCGTCACTATTTTTAAGCTTTGATGTACTTTGAACTTTGAACTTATTAGCAGACTCAGAAAGATCAATTGGTGGCTTATCTCCGTTTGACCATTGAGTTTCGGCTTTAGCACCAAAAGTCCAAGATCCATCTTGTTCTTTAATGGGTTGCGGGTAACTAGGATCTAGTGGTGGACAACCATCTTCATTAAGCGATTCTGCCATGCTTGAGCCAAAAGACCCTTCTCCTGTTCCATGCAATCCACCTCGAACCCTAGATTGACCATAATTGTAGAGAATGAATGGGATTCTCCATTCCTCGAATGTTTGTCTTTGGGTAATGATTTCAACCGCTTGGAGCGTTGCCATCACGGCTAAAGCACCATGACCTACACATGATCCTGTTTTTTGATCCCAAGGAAAAAATTCATATCCGGCAGCTTGATTAACCACCTTATACAAAAGGGATTCTTTCAAATCTAATGAAGGCCCAGCGATTTGAAAAGGAACAAGTTTTGCATTGAACTTGTCTTGAAGTTCTTTGGGTTGCAAAACAATTGGAAACCAGCCAAATTTATTTGGTGATATTGGTTCTACTTGTATTGGAACCTCTTTTTTATCTAGATTTTCTTTTTTCCCAAATCTTGGTCTTTTTTCCATAGCCATTACTTCAACTCCTTTGATATTTGATTAAACTCGTTAGTAAGAAGATCCCTAAGTTTCTGATCCAACTTCAATGAGCCATCCTTGGGAAGTTTTTGATTCAGTCTTTTACCTATCACATCCCTGAGATTAGAAAGCTCGTTTTCCATGAATTGCTTATTGATTGTTGCCTTGGCAGCTTTAAAAATATCTGTAAGAAATTCGTAGTCGTTTTTCTGACATTCTTTTGCAAGCTCATCGTAGAACATAGACAACCATTTGACTTGATCTTTGTCTTCTTTTGCTGCTGCTGCTTTGATATCACCATCAGGATTTACTGGTGGAGTAGGTGGAGCGGGAGCGGGTTCATCACCGATCACAACAGATGTAAACGCTGGATCAGATGGGCCAGATTCGTTTCCAACATAAGCAAACAATCTGTACACACCTTGGATTTGCGAAGTGACTACCAAGGTTTTAGAATCTTTAAGCAAATCAACAGGGAAAATATTTAGTCCTTTGTCGATTGAAACCCATTTTACAAACTTGGATTCTGTCTTTGCTGGAACGCTTATAAACGCTCCCGGTTGCCCAGAAACCTTTGCAGGGAGTTCTATAGTTGGAATTTGAAGAAACACTAAAAACAAGATGTTTATCATGGTCGATTCCTTATTTTTTCAGCAATCACTTTACAGTCTAATAAACAGGTGGGGTTATAAGACCGCCAGTTTTTTAAATGCCCCAGAAGCAAATGGCAAACTCTACACAATGTTGCCATGTTTTTTCTGTCATATTCCCCTTCTGGATATAGTGAATACGGTATCAGATGATGCACTTGTAGTTTTTGGGGATCTTCTTCAAGGCAAGCTATACAGCAGGGGTTATCTGCAATATATTCATTCCTCTCTTTGCCCCAATTCGATCCCCGATTATAAAAAAACGGAGATCAATAACTTTAGTGCAGTCTTCAAAACGATTGCCCAAGGAATTATTCCAATCGTAACTGGGTTGCCGTGGAAATCACCTTGAGGAATCGCTTGCTCAAGAATTGCTGCAAAATCTTCAAGAGACACTTCTGGTTCTTCAAAAATTAGTTTATCGTCAGGAACAACTTGATCGGCAGCATAGCCAACAATGTTCCAAAGTGCATTACAAAATTCTTTGTTGCCTACATCTGGACTCTTTCCACGGAGTCTGTTCACAACGAGCATCATGGCATCTGTAGGCATACTTTTTGGAAAATCAATCATTGCTTCACTTCCTTTTTTAAAGTTCTGGTGTAATTTAACACCTCTGTTAAAATCCTCAAACTTTCAGCTTGAGCTTTGGCTACCTCGCCAATCGAGTTTTCTAATCGATCTATGAACAGCATATGTCTTTGATGTAAGGGTAATAAGATATTACTTCCCAGCCATCCAAAACCTTTATAAGTTGTCCAAAGCATAAAAATCAGAAAACTTAAAGAAACCCCGAAACGCTCAAATATGTCGATGATATTGATTTCTGCGAACATCATTTTCATCATCTCCAATAAATAAGCATTTTATCATTTAAGGCCCAAAATTGGAACAGTTTTTTGACCTTTTAAACAGAAATATAAATTGATGTTACGATCAAATAAGTCATACCGGGATACCCTCCACCAATGCTGAAAAGTATAGCCAAAGAGTCACCAGAAGAAATTCCTATCGTTCCAGTAAAACTCATTCCATTGGCATACAAAACACCTTCTATGTAAGTTCCATTGATCGTAACATAACCCATTGCACCAGAACTCATCATGTCATAAAGACTAAAATTATAATAAAGAGTTCCGCTAACCGAAGCTTGGTAATTTATTGTCAGCGAATCATTAACATAACCTGTTAATGGAGACATCATTGAGCCATCACCAGTAACTGTATGACTACTGCTGGTCTCTGAAATTTTGACTAAATTTGGTGTAGGAGTAGGAGTAGGTGTAGGAGTAGGAGTAGGGCTAGGTGTTGGTGTTGGAGTCGGAGTAGGAGTAGGTGTAGGTGTAGGTGTAGGAGTAGGGCTAGGAGTAGGAGTAGGAGTCGGTGTAGGAGTCGGTGTGGGTGTGGGGGTTGGTGTGGGAGTGGGTGTAGGAGTGGGGGTAGGAGTAGGAGTAGGGCTAGGTGTTGGTGTTGGAGTCGGAGTAGGACTTGGACTAGGGGTAGGTGCAACATTTTTAATATTTACCACTCTGGAAGTAAAATTAGTTACTGTCATGTTATGAAATCTCCGCACCAAATAAAGAAAAGCCAACCGAACCAGCAGTAGATTGAACAACAATTACATCTGTTGCAGATAATGTAATTCCTATTGTGAGAAAAATTGAATCTGAAGCTGCAATAGGGGAATCATAAGCAATATACATTTCGTCAGAAATTGATACACCTAACTTTTTAACAGCTATTCTAAAGGTTCTTGCTGATGCGGTTTGATTGCATATTGCTAATGTCGAAACAATAGTGCTTGTTGCTGCTGGAACTGTATACAAGTTGGTTAGCGTTGCTGCTGAAGGTATAACCTGACCTAGAACCTTATGGACTTGTGGCATTACATACCCCCGAATAAAAATGGATGAAATATGTCTTTTGCAAAATTTGGAATTGCAACGGTTGTCGCTTCAGTTATCTGACCTTTAGAACTTACTGTCAAAACAGGAATCGCTGCTACTGAACCATATTTTCCAGAAACTACACCAGTATTAGCAATAGCTAAAGTAATTGTTCCAGAATCTGTAATTGGTGAATCATAAACCATAAGGTCAGTAGAATCTATAGCTACCGAACTTACGCTCCCAATAATTCCACCAGTAAGAATTTGCAATGGAGATCCCGGTGTTCCATCTCCAGTAAGACTTGCATCGTGACTTACTTCTGTAAGATATATTCCAGACAAATCTGGAATGTCATTGGAAACAAGACTTCTAAAAGAAGGTTGACCAGTAGCATTTGTTTTGCCACACAAAACTGTATTCTTTGCGACATTTTCAAAAGCTATGTCTATAACACCGCTGGAAACAATCGGACTTCCAGAAACAGAAAAAATAGAAGGTGCTGTAATTCCAAAGGAACTAGTTGAAGGAGTGGTGCTTTCGTATCTGAAAACAGCAACACTAATATCATCTACAGTTATTACTTTAGAACCGGGATCTGAAGATGTTACAACAACTTTCTGATCGTTCACGGAAACCGCAAACGATTCTTGTTGAACAGTCACATTTGCAAAAATATCTGTTGCCATTTTTATACCCTTATTAAATTAATTCTACTTCTTCTGTAGTTGTTGCAGATTCAACTGCTCTTCTTTTTGCTGCAAAATCTTCTGACATTTGTGATCTTGCTGCACCATATCTAAGAAGTAAAATAGTCATTTCAGATATTGTTTCAAAATTAACAACTGAATTATTCATGGCTATAATTGATGGTACAGCAAGGCCCATTGATGCTGCTTCTTTTGCTAATGAGAAAACACCCACTAAAAGAGCAACATCAGACGCAGTAATACCAAGATTAAAACCTTGACCAGAATCCCAACCTGTTTTCTCTACTTCAAGCCATTCAGCGTCTATTTGCTTTAACTTTGATTCTTTTGCTAAAGATAAAGGAAAGTCTTCAATAGCTTTATTCACTAAAACTAATTGAGCTTCTGTAGGTTCAGAGATGTAGTCTACTCGGTAGGTTCCATCCCCATTGTCGGAGATACCGTGTATTGGGGCAATCGAGTTAATCTTTTCGTGTAATACAATTAACATTGTGATTCCTTTCTAAAGTAACTTAACACCAAAAAGTACCTTCAAGAAGACCTTGAATGTAAGTGCTACTAGTACCATATTGCATCATTGTAATATAATGATATCCTAGAACTGATCCCCTAGTTGAGTAAGTTCTTCCTGCTCGGCTGGTAACATCTATAGTGTCATAACCCGGTGTTCCCCCATCCCATGCAGCAGCTTGAGAAGTAATCGCTCCGGTTGAAGCACAGCCAAACCCAACTGATATTCCACGGTCTAATCCAACTACATAGCCTATTATTAAACCAGTATCCGCTCTCCACGCTCTCCATGCTGCTGTGGTGTAAGTGTGTCCTGTGTAACCATAATAAGTATAAGTATCCATTTTAACTGCTCGCTCTACTTGATTATTCACATTCCACACAAGCCTATTATTAAGACTGTCTGCTGTGGTAGTAGTTGAAGTAGTTCTAAATGTACCTAAGTATCTTCTAGTTAAAGCACCTGTCTTTAGATATACACCATCTGTCAAAGCTAAAGAAGTAGCTCTTGCTGTATCTGAAGTCCATGCAAGAGATTCTAAAGTTAATGTTCCTGAGTTGTTGTACATAAACACATCGTAGTTTCTTCCAGATATTAAAGTTCCTAATGCCAATGTTCTTTCTGTAAAGGAATAAGAAGACCAGCTTGTACCATCATAAAGACTAATTCTATTCCCATTGTATGGGGTGTAGTAAAGCGTTGAGGTGCTTATATCAGTCGTTGGAACAGGAACACCAGAGCTAACTGTGAGTCTTCCAGATGAAAAAACATTGCCAATTGAAGTAGAAGGTTGTGTTGAGAGCCATGCCGTACCATTCCATGTCCATGACTTATTATTATAAGAATAGACTTGGTTTGTTGATGGAGATGCTGGAAAGTCAACTGGCATAAAATTCCTTTAGCATAAAAGAATACCACTAGCTTGAAAATCGTAATATGTAGCAGCACCAGCCGATTCTGTATTCTGTAATCCAGTTAGGTAGTGAAATCCCAGATTAACTTGACCAAGTGAAGTTATTGATCTTCTGGTAAATCCTGCTGGCCTATCGTCTACTACTGCTACACCAAATTGAACTGTTGTTGAATCAATTGCAATCAAAACATTACAGCTAGTTCCACCACTCATTACAGGAGCATATACAGTAGCTAAAAATGTTTCTGCATTTATTCCTGTTATAAAATACAACCTAGTAATGCTTGTTCCACCGTTGTATTCTCTAACACCTCCATTATAAGAATGGCTAAGAGAATATACATATCCTTGCATGGATCTTGAAACTTTATTGTTAAAATTCCAAACAAGCCTGTTGGTTGTTGAGTCTGTAAACTGTGTAGAAGCATTACTTCTTATTGATCCTAAATATCGTCTGGTGGTGTCAGAGGTTTTAACATAGACTCCATTTAAGAGTGATATCGCACTAGACCTAGTGGTGTCGTTAGTCCACGCTGAACTGTACTCTAGCGTAACTGTTGATCCGCTTACATAGGCGAATATATCGTAATTAGAATTAGCTGACAAACCCGAAGTTGTTATTGATAATTCAGCAAAGGTATAAGCGTTCCAGTTTGTTCCGTTATAGAGGCTAAGAAGATTTCCATTGTATGGAGTGTAGTAAACAGTTGTTTTTGCTGTCTGATCTGTTGACGAAACAGGAACACCAGACTCTAGAGTAAGTCTACCATTAGATTGTATAGCAGCAGCACCAACGCTAGGGCTTCCAGCTTCTACCCATTGAGAGGTGCTTCCGTCATTTATGTAAACTAACAACGCTGCATCGTCTGTGTCGTACCAATGATCTCCAACAGCAGGGCTTGAAGGTGCAGATGAACTAGCCGTGTAATTAACTCTGCTTGTCCATGTAGGGGCAGATGTTGCATTGGATTGCAATACTTGCCCTGCTGTTCCCGCTGCAAGAAAACTTGTTGCACCAGATCCTGTGTTGTACGGAACTTGACCAGCACCACCACCAGCAAGATTAGTCGAAATTGATGCTGTTCCAGTTAATGAAGCGGTAATTGTTCCAGCAGAAAAGTTTCCAGAAGCATCTCTTTGAACAACAAAAGAAGCGGTGTTTGCACTCGCTGCGTTAATCCCAATCGTACCTGTCGAAGTTATCGTTCCACCAGTAATTGGTGAAGTTGTTGCTATTGATGTTACTGTTCCAGATGCAGTTCCACTAGAAGCAGCAGTTATTCTTCCTTGGGCATTGACAGTAATATTACTATTTGTGTACGAACCAGCAGTGACAGCAGTTGTGCTTAACTGAGTGTTAGATACTGTTCCAGTATGATCAGAAAACGCTAAAGACGAAACCAAAACATTTGCATTACCCGCAGCATTTCCAATCCAAATCTTACCATCGGTAGCATTAATACCGAGTTCTCCACTCGCTAATGTAGGAGTATTAGAAGCTGTGTAAGATCGTTTTGGTTTAATGGTGTTAGCCATCAAAAAGTACCCCCATCAACGATCACACCATCAAGTACAGTTGCAGAAAGAACAGTATTTCCGTTTATCTTAAATGCTTTTCCACTAGCAAGATTAATGTGGTCTGAGAAATCCCATGAGGTTGTTGCAGCAGTATACAGTATCGTGTGATCTGAGACTGACTTCAAGGTTATACCACCTCCATCCGCTGTGGATTCGCTGGGTGTGGTAACTTTTCCAAGCTCAATGTTCTTGTCTGCTACTGTTAAAGTTGTCGAGCTAATTGTGGTTATAGAGCCTTGAACTTCTAAAGTACCAGTAATTGTTACATTTCCAGAAACAGTTCCACCAGATGTAGACAAATAACTAAGTGCTGGAATATCAGCAGCAACTAATGCACGAAAAGTAGGAGTTGCAGCAGATCCAGTTGTTGGGCCTGACCAAACATAATTCGCTGTTTGCGTTGCTAATGAAAGAGCAAGTGTACCGCTTGTTGTAATAGGTGAACCAGAAACAGAAAGGATCGAAGTTGGAACTGTTGCAGCAACCGAAGTTACTGTTCCTGTTCCGTATGAAGTAGTGTCCAATGACCAAGTGTTGGCAGCAGTCTTTTTTAGCAGTCCTGATGTGCCAGCCAATGCAGCAATTGCATCAAGATCAGCATCCCAAGCTTGTACATTCGTTCCGATTGCTAAACCTAAAGCGGTTCTTGCATCTGATGCTGTTGAACTTCCAGTACCACCTCTGTTGACAGGTAATGTAAATCCAGAGGGAAAAGTTATTGATGTGTTGGTAAAACTTACAGCGTTAGAAAATGTTTTTTCTCCAGAAACAGTTTGGGTTGTTCCAATTGTTACAAACCCGCCTGTTCCCGCAATAGCGGTAATAGAAGAAGCAATGCCAGATCCAGCATCACCAAACCCATAATAAAGAGTATTGTCATTTTCGTTATATAATAGCTCCCCATTATAAATTCCTGTTACACCGCTTACACCCGCTGCACCTGACGAACTTCTACGCTTAATTCTGATTACATTAGCCATTTTAAAAACTCCTAAAAGGAACCGCCATCGACCATGTTTTGATTAGTAAATTTACTTGCTCCTAATGACCATTTAATAATATCGTCATTAGCTACGCTTGTAATTGCCACATCTGAAAGTCCAGCCAAAGTTCCAGAACCACTAGTTCCGTTTTCTGCTGCTGTGACTCTTCCCTTACTGTCCACAGTTATGTTCGCTGATGTATAGCTTCCAGAAGTAACCCCTGTCGAAGAAAGTTTTAAATCGATAGTTCCAGAATCTGTAATCGGTGAACCAGTAATTTCCAAATCTTCTTCATCAGAAGTTACACCAACATAAGTCACTCGTTCAAAAGCACCTGTTGTTGTTTCATATCTAAAAACAGCAACAGTATTTTCCTTAGAAACAATAACCTGAGAAACAGGATCACTACCAGTTGCAACTATTTTTGACTGAGTCACCAAAACTTTAACAGGTTCTTCTTGAACAGTAACTTTTGATGGCATAATTGCTCCTATGGTACTGGTCTAGTAACCTCTGGACTCACCCTAAATGACCCTTGAACTAAACGAATAACCTCTGGGTAAGTTGTAATTTCAAGGTCATATTTATAAGTTCCAACAGGTAATGTTGTTGTATCGTTAGCACCAATATTAAGCGTAATGGTGTTGTCCTCTAAGGTTATTCTTCCATTTGATGTAGCCAAATCTATGATAATTGTAGCGGACTCTGCGGAAGGTCTGACTTGCATTCTTGCTGTACTAGACGAGTAATCTGGAAGCGAATCATCAGCGTTAACAACCGATATGATTCTTCGGAATGTTGCACCTTGTTCGCAAATTATATCATAATTTCCAGCTAGCATATGTCACCTCTCATGGGGTTTAGACAGTAGTCATTTTATACGGCAATGCGTTAAATATCAATTCAAAAGGGTAACTATCGTATATTGGTTTTTTCTTTAAATTATTAGGAGGAACAGGGCTGTCTACATCTTCCGATATGACAGGATAGTATTTTTTGTTTATATTGGATTGAGCCAAATTATGGCCAGCATTGATATAACTTCTATTAGATGAATTTATAATGCCAGCCGGTGAACTTGGATAAGGAGTTCCACTAGTTGTGGTCGAAAAAACAGGAATGTAAAGAAAGCTCAATACTATGTCAGTATATAGCAAAGACTCTAAATTTGGTAAATTTTCTATATCTGATAAATCGTAAGAGTTAAAATCAAATTGTGCTTTCATTTTTTGTGTATTAGTAAACCCTGTAAAAAGCAATTCTCCGGGCTTGAATCCCATCCATTCGTTTTGATTTACTCTTCCAAGTGCTTCATAAATATTAGTGGATGCAGGGTCTTTTGGATTTACAAATTTGTATGGAACTTGAAACCATGTGACTTTTAATACAACTTTTGGAACTAATGTTTTCCCATAAAAACCAACTATTGTTTGGTTGTTTACTTGGGAAACATCTGATGAAAATTTATAAGCCCCGCCTTTCATTGTCAAAAATTCAGCAGAAGGTTCTGTAACATATGTGGTATATCGTGTGTATTCTCTAATTGGGTTTCCAGAACAAGAATTTATACCTCCGTCATCCATATAGTAATCTCCATCAGCACCATCAATTCTGTATTCACCTTCATATAAATCGTCAAGAGCATCAATAGCTTGGTCACTAACAACAAGATATGGTCTTGAAGAAAACTCAACAGTAACTTCGTACTTGTCATATACAACAAAATATGGGGCAACATATTGCCATGAATTTGCCGGAGAAGTATCTACTGATAAAAGGTCAGTAGTAATATCGCCTTCAACTTTTCTTTCAAGACCAATTCCTTTTATGCTTGATATTCTTTCTGCATATAACCAGCGAAATTGAGGATGAGCCATAGGTGGAGTTCTTTTTAAAGAACCATCTACTGTATTTATTTCTGTTTTACCTAAAACTTGTTGGCAAAACAATGAAAGTGGATTTCCTTCAATATCTAATTTTTCATCTATTCCGTTTACAATATAAGTTAGTGATGCCCTTGAATCACCATCTATTGATATAGATGTTGAATTAGGAGAAGTGCTAGAAATCTTTTCAGATATATCTCCATCATCCCACAAATCTAGCTTGTCAAAAGGTACAACAGGCATTTTTATCTCCTAAAATTTTAAACACTTAACTCAAGTTTTTCTTGTTTATTCAAAGCAACAGGAATTCTTCCTTCAAGAGCAACTGGAGGTGCTGCTTGTGGTTTATTTCCATTAGCTTTCTTTATTCCTTCTGCAAAAGCATCTGCAAGATTCCCCTTGTCTAATTTTCCAGCAATATCACCAAGCATATCTTCTTGTGTCTTTGCTCCAGATGCTGCCATCAATGCATTTTTTCTAACTTCATCACCAACACCCGAAATTGATGTTGAAGATACTTCTCTTACCGCAGCACCAGTAGAAGATCCTTTTTTTATCCTATCTTGTTCTGCTGGTTTACCCTGCTTAAGACTTTCACCTGACTTTGATATTGCTTCTCCACCTTTAGCAATACTTTCCCCAACATCTCCCATAAGAGGTATGTACGATATTACTTTTCCTAATCCTTGAATAATCAATCCGATTATGTTTACAAAAGCACCTAGCAAAGTTTGTATTATTCCAAGAGTTGTTTTTATAACAACAGTTAAGACTCCAAAAGCACCACTAAGGGTTGCCATAGCAACATATATAATTGGTTCTGCTAAAACACCAATTGTTTGAACTAACGCAGATGTAAAGGCAGTTAAAAACTCTATTATCGGCTTTATAACATTTGTAATCCCAACAATTATAAGAGCAAATTTGTCAAGTACTGGGCCAATAACGCTGTATAAAACCGCTCCAAAATCAAGCAAAGGAGAAGCGATATTATCAAATGCAACCGCAGATTTATTTATCGAAGGAGTCAACTTCTTCATCGAGAAGTCTACATAGTCTGCATACTTCTTAAGCAATGGTGTTAAATATTCAACCGCTGGCACTAAAGCTCTTCCTATTACACCACTAAGATCATTCATCACTATTTCAAGCTTTTGCATTAACGCAGGATTTGCTTTTGAAACCATTGGGCCAAAAACAGCAAGTGCTTGATTGGCTATCTTTACTGATTGAACAACGCTATTTAACGCTATACCTAATGCAGTAGATGCAATTCCAACCCCAGGAAATTTCCCAGTAAAATCTTTGATCTTTTTACCAAACGATTCAAAGTCGATTTTCTTGAGTATATTTCCAATGTTTCCACCACCACCACCACCCTGTGGTGAAGCAGCAGAAGAAGAAGACGGAGGATTAGGGTTATTTGGTGGTGCAGCAGATGAAGCATTGGTGGTATTGGTGACATTGGAAACATTAGTGGCATTTGGTGCATTAGATGCAACAGCAGAGGAAGCATCGGGAACCTTGTTGGCAACTGCTTCAAAAGCAGGGATTGCAGAAGATGTCGCTTCAGCAGCAGCAGCAGCAGTAGAAGCAGCAGCACTAGTTGCTTCAGCAGCAGCAGCAGCGGTTTCAGCAGCAGCAACTGTTGCCGTTTCCGCTACAGCACCACCAACCACAGCAGCAGTTTCCGCAGCAGCAACACCAGTAGCAGCAACGGCAGCACCAGCAACTATACCACCGGGATTATGGTACTCAGGTTTTTTGCTTTTTTTACCGCTATTTATCGATTCAAGTTCTTTTCTGTTTTCTGGATCTTGTGCAGCACCTTTGTTTACAACGAACTCACCGGGAGTTAGCATTGCTGGCTGAGTATCAGTACCCTTTGGCTTCATAGGCCCAGAAGCATCACCACCATCAGCAAGATACGAAACATCCCCGCCCTTAGACATTTGCTTTGGTTGCTTGTAACCAATACCTTTAGCAATCATCTTTAAGCCATAGTTAACTAATGGGCCTCTAAATAATGGCGAAAAGTTTTGAAACCCAGCAATCATAGAATCCAATTCTTTTTGGGTTCTTTGATTTGCTTGCTCAAGTTGCCTAGCAGCTTGTTGTTGCTGTTTGATAAAATCTTCTTCTGCCTTTGAAGATTCTTGTGCTTCTTTTACAGCAGCTTTTGCAGACTCCTGTGCTTCTTTTTTTGACTTATTCCTAAAGTAAGTTCTTAATGTTTTTAGTGCCTTATCTTCTTCTTGCTCCGCTTTTTCTTTTCTTTTTGCTGCATCTTCAATAGCTTGGGCAGCAGCATCTGCTGCATCAGACAATGCTTTTGCAGCAGAATTTGCAGAAGCAATGTCCGCTTGTTCTTTGTCTTTTTTAGCCTTTTGATTTGCTAAATCTTCTTCTTCTAAACGAGGCCCAACAAATTTCTTGGTTCCCGGTGTACCAAGGGATCTTACTATTTTTTCTTCTTTTTCTTTTTTCTTCTGTTCTTCTTTTTGTGGTTTTTCTTCAGCCTCTTTTCTTTTTCTTTCTGCTTCTAATAAACGAAGATCACGGAGTTTTTTATTTGTTTCATCTCTTTCTTTTTTTACTTGTAATTTTCTTTTGTTTTCTTCTTCTTCTTCTTGAGTTAAAATCTTTGGAGCTTTTGCAACTTTTGGTTGTTCAACCTTCAAAACCTTTTTTTGTGGTTCTTCAACTTTTGGTTGTTCAATCTCCGCAACTTCAATCTTTGGAGCTTTTGGTTTAGCTCTAGAAACTCTAGCTTTTGGTTTAGCCTGTTCGGTTTTTTCTGCAAGACTATATACAGCAGATTTATTAGGGTCTTTTTTTATTTTGCCTTGATCAATCAAATTTTTTAAAGCTTTGCTAACAACATCGTTGTCTTTTACTTTTGCGGAAAACTCTCTTAATTTTTTCCAAAATGTTTTGAAATCTCCAGCTAAAGCTTTAAGAATTAATGCTTCAGCATCAGCAAGCTTCTTTTTTTCTGTGTTTTTTTCTTTATCTGATTCTTCTTTTTTTTCTTCTTTTAAAGGAGCTTTTGGTTGTGATTCAACTTTGATTTCTACAGGAGAAGCAACAGGTTCTTTTTTTACTTCTGATTTTTTGGCCCTAACTTTTACTTCTGGATTTTTTTCAATTACCTTTTCTTTTTCTTTTGTTACTTCTTTTGTAGATGCTTCCTTGGCCTTAGTTGTCTGTTTTACAGCTTTCTCAGGCTTGGTTACTATTTGGACTTTGATTGATTTGATTGCGTTTACAAGGGTTGTTTGGAGCCGTTTAATTGCCGTGGTTAAGCCATTAAAGCTTTTGGTGAAATCCCTAGATCCAGCTTTAACACTTTGGGCAATATCTTCAATTGCACCCACAAAATCAGTTGCTGTGTCTTCTTCTGATTTTAATGGAATATCTGCCATTATTTAATTCCCGGTGGTAAGCTTCCAAATTGCTTAATCCAAGACGATTTCATCTTGGCTTGACTCATCCCTAATGATGCTCCCATTTTCATAAATTTATCGTATTTTTGCAACAGCATATCTTCTGGGGAGGCCTTTTTTTTCCTAGTATTCCATTCATGCTTTTCGTCAGGAATAGAAATAGGAACACCCTTATCATCCCTCTTTCGATAATACAACTCAACTATTTGCCTATCGGTCAACTGCTCAATCTCCCAAGGTCGAAGGAGATAAGGTTTATCCATCAAATTTACATAGTAGTTTTTTAAATTAGGTGGAGGTATTGGTTCTTTTGGATTAAAAGACCCATCACCTACACCTTCTTGCCGTTTGGGAAGGATTTATCCCTAACGATTTCCATGACCGCTTCAAACCTGTCATTCTCAGCAAGCATGACATCTTGAACTTCGTTCTCAGGTGCTGAAAACAATATAGATGCAAATGACAATGCTCCAGATGGAGTTGACAATGCTGCTATGGAATTCTCGCTACCAAAAGAATAAATTCCGCTCGCAATGTCTCTGGTTACAGAAGAAATCGCTTCACGGAATTCAACAGGTTCTAGTCTATCCTTCATTGAGAAAACAGAATCGAGAGCCTTCTTCTCCATTCGCTTTTCAAATTCAGCTTTGACTCTCTGAGTAATTAATCCAGCGGTATATTTTTTACCATTGTATTCAATGGTCAAAGATCCTTCACCGCTGGAATTCAACAAATTACCAACTGTATCTGACATAAATGCTTCCTTTCAAAAAAACTAATTAATCTGTAAATTCTGAAACATAACCAACCCTAAAATCAAACTCTCCATATGTAGCAAAAGTCAAAGATATTTTCTGAACATCTTTTACATCTGCTGTATAAGTCAAAGCGGTTATAACGCAATTAGTTATAGCTATAAATTGTTCTGGAGTATCTCCATCAAGAATCGTTATTGTACCAACAGATCCTTGCTTTAAATCTTCGTATCCACCAACAACTTGAAGCAAATCAAGTGTAATCTCTGCTGAATACAAACCAATTGCATGAGAATCAAAACCTTGATTCGTGAAATTAGTAGTATCAACAAGTTCTGCTTTTGAATTTACAGAAATGTTGGTTGCTGGAAGATCATCTGCAAAACCAGAAAGTCTGACTCTTCCATTTTTACCCGATAAAATAGCCATTTTTAAATCTCCTTGGATTATAACTAGTAATCGAAATTTTTAACCTAATTTGTAATCAGCAAAGTTTACTGTTGGTGTAGCAGAAGGAATCAAAGTTAATTTGATCTTTTGTACATCTTTAACAGCAACATCGTAAGTTACTTGGGAAACAGTACAATTTTCAAACACAAATTCGGTTCCAGCATTGCTTGATGCTTTGTATTCATTAGTTGCTAATGATGATTCTGTACTGGTTGGCAATCCAACTGGAGAGGTAAATGGGGATAAACCAAGAAATCCATCCCTATTACCATCTGGAGAAAGCTTTAGATCGCATTTCATGCCAGCAAATATAACAGGCATATTTGGTGAATGAGTTCCACCATCAAAATTGCCTTTGTCATAAACAGCTTCTACAGTTATTTCAGCACTTTGAATTCCGTCTGAAAGAACTACAAATCCTCTACCATTGTAATTACTTGCATCTGGAGTATCATGCTTTGTAGCGATAGAAACAGATGTACAAGGAAGAAATATTGGTGTTAAATCGTCAGTTCTTTCTATGTAAAGACTGGCAATTTTACCTGTTAGAAAAATATTGTCTATTGCAGCCATTTTTAACTCCTTAAATTAAACTATACCTTGTTCCATGAAACCATATGATACCTTAAAACCAGTCACATTGTAAACTGTATTCGGGTTTGAATTAACCGAAAAAGGTTGAATGCCCTTGATGTTTATTCTTGTCGGACTTAGTGATTCGGGAAACTGACTTATCTGAAATATTTGCTTTCTTATTTTGTACCTGTCATCAAGATCAGTATAAGTCAAATCTCTAGAATACTCTTGAATGTAATAAACCCTGACAGAGTATATGTATTCAGATATACCACCAAAAACTTCTATTCCAAGTTCTTCGCCTTCTTCAGAAGGTGCTATTACTATGCATGGGAATACATCTGATTCCCTTATGACCGCACCCTTACGCTTATATATTGTCGTGTAACCAAAAGTAGTCAATGTGGTCGCTAATGTGTCAATAATAGTGGTGTACCGATCATTGACATTTGCTGCCATGATTGGTCTGTTTTTGCTAAAAACTCTTTTGTTCATGTTTAGCTCTGTTGAGTACAATCGAGTCCGTAATATTCTCTGTTTCCAGAGTTATCAATGCTGTTGACATAATACTTTACTGAACCAGCATCTGTTATTTCGCAATCAACCATAGGTTTGAATGGAGTTATATTTGCCTTCCAAACTAAAAACCTTGTGATGTTTTCAATCTTAGCTACACCACTTTGATCGGTATAAGCAAGGGTCATTGCTCTTCTAAATCCGTAATTAGTAGTGGTAGGACTAACATCACCGGGATTTTTTAAATTTAAAACCTCTGGATTATCAAACACATGAAATTCTTGAGACAAATCTAGAGTAGGCATACACACCTCTTACATAAATTGTGTTTTAAATGTCTGAGGGCTAGTATATGTCATCAACTTGTTTAGCTGAGTAATATGCTGCAATGTTTGCTGTCTCCATTCTGTTCTGGAAACCGCAACTCCTTCCCATGAATAGGAAGGTTGAGGACTGGCAGAATCAGTCACTAACGCATTTATATAGTTGTTTCTTATTGTCAGGAGGTTTTCGGCTGGAGTCGGCATAATCACCTCTTAAAAAGAAAGTCAGGGGTCAAGAACTGACCCCCAACTTTAGGGTAGGTAGGACTAAGCGGGAAGACCTTGAACCACATAGCGTGGATCAGTAACACCAGCGGAACCCCACCAAGAAGCTTTAATCGCAACAGCGATATCTTGGTTGAATTCTGCCCAATTATTGGCTGGTGCTTGAACAACTTCCATAGGCTTGGCTTCTCGCCATACAAAAGCCTTTTTGAAGTTGCCAAGGTAAACATACTTGTCTGCGGTGGAAGCAGCAATACCGCTGGTTACCAACAGGTTTCTCGCATGGGAAGATGTGAGAAGACCATAGTTGTTATCCAATGGGTTAGGACTTTCCAACTGCTCAACATCACCAGAGGTGGCATAAGGCCCATTCTTGGTGGTGGTCTGAGGATTCAAGATCCTAGAAGCAGTATATTTCTGGAAAGGCATAACAAGCATCTGCATACCGGGGCCAAAGATATCGATTGGCTTGCCAGTATTAGGGTCTTTCATCTGGTAAAACAACTGTTCTAGCGTATTGATGCTAGCGAAGTTGCTCAACGCATAAGAAGTTACCTTGTTGACATAGCCAAAGGACATACCAGCTTGGGCAGTTGCTGAATAAGTATTCAAGGTTACTTCTGCACCAGTTGCAGTTCCGTAAACATGACTACCTGTGAGGCCGAGAACTGTGTTAAGAATTCTCTCTTCACGCACTAGACCGCAATAAGTACCCACAGATTCAGCAGATGCTAAAGCTTGGGAAGTCTTATCCGAATAAATCATTTCAGCGGTAATCGCACAAATCCTACCAACCTTTTCAATGGCTGGAAGACGAATATAATTACCAGAGAACTGAGTCTGTGGATAAGGCATACCGGGCTGAACAACCTCTGGCGAAGGACTGATGTCGCTCAACCAAGGGATGATCTCGCTAGCAAGGTTTTGACCAGCAGGGATGGTCGATACAAGTTGGTCACCAATGAATGATGCCAATTTGTATTTTTCTTGAACAGTAGTGATAAGAATCTGACCAGTAATGGCAGCAAAGTTAGAAGCATCGACTGCTTCGGTTGCTTCCATGAAGGTTCGCTCTGGGCCATTGTAACGAGTAAGCTGTTCAGCCCAATCGTCACCCATGATGCCTTCTGCAAGACCTCTAAGGGAGATGCGATTTACCGCAACATCACCTTTAGCGATAGATTCCGAAAAGAACTGCTTGGTTTTAGCCAAACCATTTTGTTGGCCAAATTCCTTCAGCTTTTTACCTAAACTCTTCATGCTATTCTCCTAAAAAAGTTGTGGTTACTTAGCCACAGGGTTTTGACCAGACAACAATTGGAATTTAACAGTACCTGTACCAGCAAGTGCTTCAACAACTCGACCAATAGCCAAAGCAGCGGAAGCAACTTTAACCAAAGATTGGGGCTGAAGAACAGTACCAGAGTTTGTTGGGCCTACGAAATCCCCAACGAGAAGGGCAGAACCAGTATAATCACCTTGGAAGATACCAGAGCAATCTACACGGATCTGATTGGCTACAGAATTGCCGTATACAAGTGCTGTATTTGCAATCTTAGCTTGACCAGAAACACCTAACAAAGCACTCGCAAACGCAGTTTGAGTGGTTGCTAAGTCGGTAGTCCAAGCGAAATCAGAAGCGGAAATAGCACTACCCGAAGATAAAGCTACTAGATCGCCAACTGCAATCGCCTTATTAGTGGCAACAGGAGCCACCACAGGATTAGTCGCATTGAAACTGTAAGTAATCGCCATATCATAGACTCCTTAATGATGGCTATTTGCCAAGGACATTTTCTCTAAACTGTTGATAATTCGACTCGCCTTGGATTGCAGTCGAACTAACCGGCTTAACACTTGCCCGAACAAGAGCAACCTTTTTCCTGTCTTCAATCGCTTCTGCCCACATCGTTTCACCGATAGCGGAAAGTTGCTTTACAAACACAGGGGTTGGCTCCAATTTACTTTCTCTAAGCAAAGAAAGTATTTTTTCTTCATTAAGCTTTTCAGCTTTCCACTTGCGAAGTTCAATAAGTTCGTTAATTGACTCCTTCTTTTCGTCATCCATTTCTTCTTCGCCAGATTCTTCATCACCAAGGTTTGCCTGTGCGGGTGTACCTTGAGTTTTGTTGGTTCCGGTTACATCTGTGGTTTCGGCAGCCATATCGCCAACACCAAGACCAGTGGCAGCAGCAATAAGATCAAGAATCATCTTGCCTTTAGCCGAACCTTCGCCCGGCCCAACGCAAATTTCCATAATTTTCTTGAGCATATCAGAAGCCGGTTCTTCCGAAGTCGGTTCAGCAGTTGGTTCTTGTGCGGGTGCAGCATCTGGAACCTCTTCCTTATACATTTCCTTGACAGGATTTTCTTCGGTCATCATTTTGTCATTTTTCATTGCAGTCTCCTTGGATTCAAAAATGGTGGTGGTAGTTGCAGGGTTTGCAACTAGATCCACCGATCTAACTCTGTCGATTCTTACTACTCTTTCTGTACCATCTTGGTCTGGAATTGATTTGCCACTAACGAGATGGCTAAAGCCTACATCACCGAGGCCATTATTTTCAGCGAACCACAAAAACGAATCAATCCCATCAGCATGGGGGTTGTATCTGAAGTCAGCGTATAAACCTTCTGAGGTAAAGCGGACATTTTGAAGCCATCCTAGCCGATCAGAAAACAAAGGTGCTTCGGTTTTGTGGTCTTTATTTACTGGAGCGTTTTCGTAAAGCGGAACTGCATCACGAATCGCTTTAGGATCGTAGATTCTGCCATTCATAGAGTTAAACCCAAGCACTTTTACACCGTAAACAATGCACTTGTTTCGGTCTACTGCACCAGATTTATTTTCTAAAACGGCATTCATAGTATGATATTACATTCCATCGTCTAGCTGTGTCAACAATTATTCCGTAACTGATGATGTATTTGTTGGTGTGCTGAGTTTTTCTGGTGAAGAACTTGACATGGTTTGTACAGGTTCTGGAATCTTGACTACTACATCACGGAACATGAGATCAATCATCTCTGGTGTAATTGCAGGGAAGGATGCTCTTGCAACTGCTTTGCCACTTTCCATTGGAATTTCACCAATAGTACATCGATGAATGATGTCTACAAGTGATGCAATCTGTGTTCCATTAAGTGCGGAATCTTGAACCTGATCGCCACCACCAATACCTTGCGTAGCACCACCAGTATCTACTCTTGATGATGGGTTCATTGGGTCGGTATCAGTTGCACTAGCCTTTTCGTCTACAATAGGTTTGATGAAGTTTGATGCTTCCGTGTCGTTATCAAGTCCGAGTTCAGCACGAATCGTCTGAATGGACTTCACCCCCATCGAGTGATACACATTGTTCATTTCTGCTTCCTTCTGATGTTCTCTTGATTGTAGAGAATACGCTTCAGAAGTAATCTTGATGTTCTTGAGGATTTCCTTGGGAATAATTCCGTGTTCGGACGCAAGGTGAATCTGTGACCAAGCAAGTGACTTGTTTGGTTCAAATCGGCATTCAGCTAAAGATCGCCCAACGATTCCTTGCCATCGCTCAAAGGTTCGCCTTGCTGGAGCTTCTGCAATGAGTGCTGAACTGTAGTTATTATTCGATGCGTCACCGGACATGAGTGTTTCGCTGATTCCAAAGCGTGTTGCAAGGGATCGGAGGTTTGCTTGGAGAACTTGGATAAGTCCAGAAGCGTCAACATTAGCACCGGGGAATTCGTAGTCGATGTTTGCTGGAGCGGTAATGATTGATCCATAGCCGAATCTCTCCAATCCAATAGTTTCGGTAGCACCCATATTGTTGCTTCCACCGAGCGTAGCATCGATCTGAGAGTCTACAAGTGATGACATCGAGTCAGGAGCGACATTGTTGATCTTTCGCACCATTGCGATCTTTGCTCTCGCTTTCGCCATCGTGACTGTAGATGCAAGGATATCCTCACAATTGGTCAAGTTTTGAAACACAGGGTAGAAGGTAGTCAATCCCCTCTTCGCATTAGCGTTTGTGCCAATTTTGATGTGTATGATGTCTTCAGCAGGGATAAATGTTGGTTCTCTAGATACTGTAGGCTTCAAAATCACCTGATAACCAAGAACCGAGTTAATATCGTCTTCTTCGCACACGATACCAAATGAGTCTTTTGGCGAGCCAATATCGGTAGCATACCCTCTGACCAATTCTGGCTCAATAAAGCGAATTACAAGCATCCCATTGGCTTGCGGGAACTTTCTCAGGAACACTTCTCCGTCAACATGAAGACGATATACGATCTCGTTCTCCACATCGACCATATTGTTGTATTCTCTGAAGATGTCGAGTGATGCCTGACATCGCTTTAGAAGATCTTCCGGTACAGGGTTCTTCAGATCAATTGATGCTACCCGCCACTTGAATCCCGCAGAACCAACAACGAATGACTGAAAACACTGTACTAGTCCATGAGCAAACTCATTGGTAGCAAATACGAATCTAGCACGATCCCTGATGCTTTTTAACTGCCACCAAGACAGATAGATCGGGAGTTGCTCACCTGACAGGTAATTGTCTCGAACAGCTAACTGTGCCGGATTGACCCAACCACCCATCCCAGCATTAGGAAACTGGAATGCACCATATTCTGATGGGTCGTTCCAGAATGGCCCCCATCCTGTCTGATAACTTCCAGTATCATACGAAATAGACTCCTTGATCGTTTTTTTAGATCTTGAAGTCCTAGGAACTGATTTTGGTGACGGTTTTTTCTTTGCCATTTTTCGGTGACCTGATAACTATTTGTTTAAGGCCACAAATCCACTTAGTGTTCCAGATGTATTTCCAGATACTGTAAGTTTTATTCCGGCAGCACTTCTCAGAAGACCGTTACCTTGTACTGCACTGGTAAGTGTCTCGTATTGCGGAATATGGATCTTGCCTGACATTGCAGTTGTTTCGTCAGCTTCAAAGAACTGAATGGTACAGTCGCAATCCGGTTGCAACACAAATGCGTGTACATGGCCCGCACCACTAGCAATGATTGTTATTGTTCCCGGTATAGTCTGGGAAATTGGCATAGAACTGTCTGCTGGCATATAAACCTCCGGTTAAGATGTACACATTGTATTAGGTTGTTTGGGAAATGCAAGTAAAAATCAAGTTGACGATTTCAGAAAATTGAAAAAATTTTTTAGGCCCACTTTTGATTTTTGCGTTTTCAAAGATGACGGTTTCCAAAAATACTCTCGTAGTTGAAATGGGGGTGCGGGGGGTTTCCGCTCCGCCACAAAATTAATAGGGAAAGTCACTTTATACAAATAGTATAAATATATTAATAGTAAAAAGATATTAACTACTTACATAGTATTAATATATTTTAACTTAAAAACTATTAGCTATATTGTTAGTATTAATATATATCATACATAAAAGATATTAGCTATATTTGTAGTATTAATATATATTAGGTATACGCTGCGAAACAGCTTGTTTTATAGCATATAATTATCTACTATGAATATACATTATGCGTGTTCACCCGATCACAATTAAGAGTTATTAGGTATACAATAGGGGTGATCAGGGATTAGCTACTTAACAACTATTCTATGATTAGATATATATAAAAAAAAAAAAAAAAAATATAATAAGCGGAAACGGAAATATATATAAGAGTTATTAAGTATTAATATCTATATGCCATACAATCCCCCACTATCAACCTACTCTATCAACCTGGCCTAACAATAGTATACTTAACAACTATTTAATATATAATTATACTACCTGGGCTTGCACTAATCCGATAGTGTACACTGTATAGTATTTGCTACTTAATAAGTATTAATACAGGGCCTTTTCTTAAAAGTGAGAAAATGCGTTAAAGGCCCCTAGAATGAATAATTATTAACTATTCGTGATTTGGGTCGACCATTTTAAGTTTACAATCTAGGGCCATTCTAGGGCCTGCAATGGCATAGTCTAAAATAGAGTATTCGCTCTTTATGATACCCTATTTTGAATGATTATAAACATAGTGAACAATAATTAAGGGTACGCAAACATATCACTGGTTATACTTAGTATGACTAATGCTTATTCATCCCCTATATATAATGATACGATTGCACTTAATATGTTTACCTTAAAAAGGGCCTGCGGGCGGTCATATCGTTTTTTTTTTATTTTATAAAGAGATTAAACATAATATCATTATTCCATTAAACTACCTGTTTTAAACCATTTTTAGCCCTATTTTAACCTGTTCTTAATTATTTTTAAGATTCTATCTGATTAAAAAATACTATAAAACAAGGCCTTTTTAGCTATTTTGAACTAAACACCAAATAATTATTAAGTTGGGCTGTACAAATACCGATTTCATCATTAATATATCTAT